GATACCTATAAACAATATCTTGCATTCAAAAATCATTTTACAAAAGAAAAGTATGACTACCATAAGTATGGTGGTGCGTCTAGAGCAAAGGTAGAGTCATTCTATAAGAGAAAGGATAGGTATTTCTTTGAGAAGACATCGAGAAAGTATAAAGATGAGGAGGTATGTGATTTCTTTCTTGCTAACTTTGTGGCAACAGATAATCCTCAAGGTGTATGGATAGGAAACATTATCAAGACAGGTGAGGTAGTATATAAAGATTGGATGAAGAGACAGCAGAGTTTATTCTATAACTTCAAGCAAGACTCAGAAGATATGATGGATCAATATGATTATGATGAGTTCTTTGATGCATCTAAAGGTCACCCACCTATACTCAGGGAACATTTAGCAGGTAGGATAAGTGTAGAACAGATGTGTATCTATGAGAAACTATTTTCTTACTGTAAAGACTATGATAAACAGTTGAATGATCCTGTATGGAAAACCGTAGGTCTAAAGATTAAGAAGTACTTACCCTTTCTAAATATTGACAAAGACAAATACCGTAATCATCTATTGAAGAGGGTAAAGGAAAGGTATGGGTAAGTTTTTTCAATCAGAGAAAGTAAAGACTGAGATGGAAGACATCTATGAGATGCAGAAGGAACTCATGGATGTAATAATGAAGTTCCCTTACATGAGTGATGAGGCTAAGGTTATGCATATAGATACCGTCAAGGAGTTGCTAGAGAAGCAACAGATCATGTGGACTAGAGTTTCATTATCAGATGATCCAGAAGCAATCAAGATGAAAGAAAAGATAAGAGCAGGTTCTAAAGAGATGGGGTTTGGTGATGCAGATATTAATATGATATTTTCAAACATGAGAAACACTTTGAATGCGGTACAACAAAGTCTCCGTCGTTAAATGGACCAGTGCTACTATAATACCTATCGCTATGGTATTTCATGTGATGGGATGGACTCCTTGGAATAGTATTCTACAGATGATAGGTGCTGCTGGATGGGTGTATGTTGGTAGTAAAATGGGTGAACGTGCTATAGTAATGAACTTCTTACCACAGTTCTTTATCATCATTCCAGGTCTTATAATCTTATGGTTGACCTCACCTAAATAGTATGTTATACTATGCATACGGTGAAAATCTAACACAATCCACCTAATACAACGAATATGTCATTCGCTAATTTAAAGAAGCAATCTCGCTTGGGCAGTCTTACTTCCAAACTGACCACTGAGATAGAGAAAATGAATAAGGGAAGCACTGGAGGTGCTGACGAGAGACTATGGAAATTGGAAGTAGACAAGGCAGGTAACGGTTATGCCGTTATCAGATTCCTACCTGCACCTGATCAGGAGGAACTTCCTTGGGCAAAAGTATGGTCACATGCTTTCCAAGGACCAGGAGGTTGGTACATTGAGAACTCTCTGACTACATTAGGTCAGAAAGATCCTGTTTCTGAGTACAACAGATTACTTTGGAACAGTGGTAACGATGCTGACAAAGATCTTGCACGTAAGCAGAAGCGTAAGCTTTCTTACATCAGTAACATCTATGTCGTAAAGGATCCAACTAATCCACAGAACGAAGGTAAAGTATTCTTATACAAGTTTGGTAAGAAGATCTTTGATAAGATTACAGCAGCAATGCAACCTGAGTTTGAGGATGAGACTGCAATTGATCCATTTGATTTCTGGCAAGGTGCTAACTTCAAGTTGAAGGCAAAGAACGTAGCAGGTTATAGGAACTATGATTCCTCTGAGTTTGCTGCATCTAGTCCTCTATTAGATGATGACGATGCTCTTGAAGCATTGTGGAAGAAGCAGTATCCTCTTGTTGAGTTCACTGCTGCTGATCAGTTCAAAGCATACGATGTCTTACAACAACGTTTAGATTCAGTTCTAAACTCTACCAAGACTCGTGTTGCACCTGAAGTTGCTGATGAAGAAGCAGAGATCAAAACTGCTGATCCAACACCAGTTACTGCATCACCTATTGTCAATTCTAAACAAGATGATGACGATGCACTATCATACTTCCAGCGTTTAGCAAACGAATAATGGAGTACGTCTCATTTGAAGAGACCATTGGAGTCTACGACGGAGATCAATCTGTCGTAGACTCTGCTTTATGTGAGGTCTATAAACTTAGAGATAAAGATCCAGTCAGTGATGGTAACTCTAACTACCGTGGATGGCAGAAAGATTTTGATCATCCAATCAAGAATGTAATTGAAAGAGAGTTTAGAAAATATATCAAGCACTATTGTATAGAAGAACCATACTGGTTGACATTTACCAAGTTCTTCTGTAATATAAATCCACCAGGTGCATCTAATACTATGCATCACCATACTGTTGGTGAATTTAGTGGAGCATTCTGGTTGAAAGCAGAGAAAGACTCAGGTGATCTTGTAGTAATGAACCCATTCTACAATAGGTTTATGAATACTTGTATGATACCTCAAGGTAAAGATTACAATGCAAAGTATTTTCAACCCGAACCTAACAAGGGTGTGTTCTTCAACAGTAACCTAGTTCACTATGTTGACATCAACAGGTCAAATGAGGACAGGGTTTCTATTGCCTACCACATAGGAATTCACTATAACTGAGCGAAATTCGATTTTTAGTTTCAAAAATTCGGGAAAAAAAACTCCGACCATTTTTTGCCCTTAAGGTTTTTTCCAAATATGTATAAAAACATCAAAATCATAAAAACAGGAATTGATCCAAAACCGTTTTTAGACCAAATTAGCGAGGATGACTGGAATTGGGTTTCTAGGCAAAAAGGCATTGCTGGTGATAAGAACCCATATGGGTTCTTGCCACTTGTTATGGCAAAAGCATCAAAAGGCGAAGATCCTCATAATGTTGATAGACAAGTAAAAACCCAAATGTATGAAAAATACACTTTGGTTAGGAAATTTTGGAAAAAGTGGAATATCAAAGAAACAGGTAGAGCAGCATTTTTTAGACTACAACCAGGATGTAGAGTAAAGACACATATTGATAGAGGATCTTATTATCTGGATAAAGACAGATATCATCTATCACTTGCTGGAACTTATGAATATACTGTTGGAGATGAAGTTATGATAGTAGAACCTGGTACATTTTTCTGGTTTCATAATAAAATACCCCACGGTGCTGTAAACATCGGTGAGGTAGATAGAGTTTCATTGGTTTGGGATGTTCCTCATAGTACAAAGAACCCACAACATAAGAAACGTACTAGCGTGAAGAAAGGATTCTAAGATTTTCTCCCTTCTTCATTTTCTTATTGATATATTGTGAACTATCGGTATAACTCATTATTTCTCTCATATCTTCTTTTATGATTCCGATGTATTCTTTTCTAAGAAGCACTATTTCACGTTTTTTGTCATTTTTCTCTATTTCGTATTCGTAGTTAGATACTGAATTTACTAATTCAGACCCAGATATTGTTTCTACTGTTCCATCTTGGGTATATCTAAAGGAGAAATTCTCATCTACAACTAGACCACCTTGTAAGATAATATTATCATCTAGATCAACTTGTTCTTTTGTCTCATAATGATGTATTTGGGTCAATTGAACAGTATCGTACTTATTCTCCAAATATCGTTGAAAGTCATATTGACTCATTGGCCATTCATCTCTTACATTAATGATATTATTAGATAATAGCACAATCCAGTCATAATCTTCTCTTTTGTATATCTCATATGCAACGTTATCTGGTCTATCATCACCAGTTACAGCATATGTGTTAAATGCAACTGCATTCTCAAAGAAGTCATCTCTGATTTTACCTCTTTTGAAGAGGTTTTTTGATAGTTGGAAATCATTGCTAGAATTACGATCATTTGAGAATGATGGTAATAATATATCTGGGAAAAGATCGAAATATGCCATTAGAATCCTACGTCATCCTCTGCGATTGTTGGAATTGAATTTGGAGTAGCACCTTCACTACTTACAGTAAGGTCACGGATACTCTCATCTGGTTTTTCATCATAATCATTACTAAAGATAGGTGTAAGTTCGGTAAAAGATAGTGCCATATTTGATGAAATAGGTTGAGAACCTGCACTTTTATCTGCATATGCAGACCACACACCTTCTGGGGTATAGTCAATTTCACATGCAGTAAGAGCACACATCTTAAACATGTTCAAACTCTTTATTCTATTAGTTCCAGTCCTGTATGCAAGACGGAATACGTTAGGAGAACTCAAGAAGATGCTACTACCTTCACTCTCATTAGCGAATGATGGTAACATACCTTGTTTGAAGAATCTCATAATTTTTCTTATCTCTGCTGCATCTTCCTGATCATAAGGTGCAAATTGGAATGCAAAGGTGAAATTTCTAAGTTGAGGACCATTGAATAGTAGTTCAAGGTTAGGGTTGATTGCATTACCTGTACTTCTTGTAATGAATTGAGCAGGGTCTACATTGATTCCTATTTTACCTAATGCTAATTTAGAAAGAGTTGCAGAAAGAATATCTCCTGATGCTCCACCATCCTTCATATCTTTTCTAACTGCACCCAATGCATTACTTGCATCACCTAGTCCTGATTTGACCATACCTACTAAGTTTGTATCACCTTGCAATAAACTACCTATTTCTCTTGATGCACCAAAGAAAGCACCTGCCTCTACAGC